TAAAGATAAAAACTTTGATATAGATCCGCAACTTCTAGAACAATACGAAAAATTAGTAATCATAGATAGCAATAAAGAAAATTATATTCCAGGAGTTTATAATTTTAAATTAAAAAATCTTGACAAACGATCAGTTGAATATATGATTAGTTCTGTAGGAGAACCCAGTACAGATAATCTTTTAATTTATGTAGACAGAAAAGAACAATATGGTCTTAAATATTTTGACCAACAAGACGTAGACAGTAGCTTAAACAACGTAACTTATCTAGCAAAAAAAATTGCTCTGCGTACTAAATTCCAAGTGTTCATTAGTAATAAAAAATACAATATAAACCAAATAGTAGAAGCTGTATTAGATCTATACAGATTTCCGTTGTTAGTAATATTGCCTACAGGTTGTCAGCTAGAACAGCTTCAAAAAATACACAGAGCGTTTGACGGTGTAGTGCCTTCCGATCTTTCTAGCGTAGTTTTTAGAATGGAAAATAACGAAGAAGGAAGAGAATTCAATAATTATATTAAACGTAACAATTTAAATAATATAGTTGACAATAAAACTAAAATAGTTTATACTGATACTACAAAACTCCCTAAGCCGTTAATCAGATTGAACTGGCGTCCTAGTGCTGTGTTGCTTCTAGACAGTTTTAGACCAAATGGTAAAGTGTTAAATTTTATTGAATCTAGTGATTTAATAATTCATTATGATGAAACGCCTAGTAGATTTATGATTAGGGAAAATAGAAGGCTTATCCGTTGAAATACGTAGAAAGTTAGCTAATGCTTTAAAATTCGATGTACCCTATGCTAGATATATGCCGCAATATAAGTTAGGCAGATGGGACGGCAAAGTTGCGTTCTTTGGTATAGGCGGTACTGGATACGTTAATCATCTAGAAACTATATTAGAAATATTGAATAACAGCGGCGTTGAAATTGCCCACATTGAAGACCTAAGACAAACTATAGCACTTAATTTTGAACCAGTAACTGAAAATTATTGGGCCGATCAAAATGTGTGCTGGCCAGTAGGTCATCCTGCCGCAGGTCAACCAATAGTTTTAAGAGACTATCAAGTAGAAGCAATTAACAGTTTTCTTGCCAATCCGCAGAGTTTGCAACAGATTGCAACAGGTGCAGGCAAAACTATTACTACAGCAACATTAAGTCACTTGGTTGAACCTTATGGACGTAGTTTAGTAATTGTACCTAACAAGAGTCTTGTAACACAAACAGAAGAAGACTATAAGAACTGCGGTCTTAATGTTGGGGTATACTTTGGTGATAGAAAAGAATTAGGCAAGACACATACTATATGCACATGGCAAAGTCTAAACATATTAGATAAGAAATTTAAAGACGGCAGTGGCGTTCTAGGACTAGCAGAATTCTTAGAAGGTGTAAGCTGTGTAATTATTGACGAAGTTCATCAAGCTAAAGCAGAAGTTCTTAAAAACTTACTTACACGCAATCTACGTAATGCACCTATTCGCTGGGGATTAACCGGCACAGTGCCTAAAGAAAAATTTGAATTTGAATCACTGCATGCTAGTATTGGCCCAGTGATAGGGCAGATTACAGCAAAAGAACTACAAGACAAAGGCGTACTAGCACAGTGCCATGTGAATATTTGTCAACTTATAGATTTACCAGAGTTTCGCGATTATCAAAGCGAGCTCAAATATCTAGTCTCAGACAAAGACAGAATAGCTTATATTGCCAAACTATGTACTAAAATTAAAGACAGTGGCAATACGCTGATCCTAGTTGATAGAATTGATGCAGGAAAACAATTAGTAGAACTAATACCTAATAGTGTTTTTATCAGTGGCGGAGTAAAATTAAATGACAGGAAAGAACATTATGACGAAATTAAAGAATCTACTGATAAGGTTATTGTGGCGACTTATGGTGTGGCCGCTGTGGGTATTAATATTCCTCGTATTTTTAATTTGGTTCTTTTGGAGCCCGGAAAGAGCTTTGTTAGAGTTATCCAAAGTATTGGACGAGGTGTGCGAAAAGCTGAAGACAAAGACTTCGTACAAATCTGGGACATCACATCGAGCTGCAAGTATGCGAAGAAACACTTGACAGAAAGAAAAAAGTTTTATAAAGAAGCCCAATACCCATTTACTATAGAAAAAATTGACTGGAACTAAAATATGAGAATACTAACGCTTGACAATCATTGTTTTTCAATGAATAATTTACCAAATGAAATAGAAGACGATATACGATTTAGTGTGCTAGATAATTCGGATCCTAAAAATCCTGATTTTTTCTTTGTGCCTTTAATCTTTATAGAATCGTTTAATGCACCTGCAATGGTACTAGAAATTAACGGACATGAAATAACTATGCCTATTGATTGGAGTGTTGCAGTAGGAGATAGTGAGTGCGGAAATGATTTAGAAGTATTGCCACTAACAAGTATAAACGATAGAGGATTTCAATCGTTCTTGTTTAATCCATTAAGCAGTTTTAAATTTGAATTTGGCACTATAAAAGTTGTTAATTTTTATAACGACGTTAAATGGTACTTTCCAAAGATGCGTAACGGACAACTATTAAGTGTACCTATCACTACAGGCCCAGCACCACTGTGTGCATTCTTTGTTAAAGAAATATCAAGACAGAGTGAACTAATTGATTATACTAATTTAATGTAAGGAATAATATGTCTATTAAAGCAGGAAAAGTTTGGGGACAAACAGAATTAATTCACGCTAATGGTGTACTAGAATTTCATCGCATTGAGTTTCGTGCAAACTATAAATGTTCTGAACACCAGCATGAATACAAATGGAACGGGTTTTTTGTAGAGTCGGGCAAAATGCTAGTACGAGTATGGCAAGACGATCAAGGACTAGTTGACGAAACAATTCTAGGACCGGGAGATTTTACACAAATTAAACCAGGCAAATTTCATCAGTTCGAAGGCATCGAAGACGGTATTGCATTTGAATTGTATTGGGCAGAATTTAATCACAATGATATTGTTCGACGCACATCAGGATCTAAAAGTGGGTAAATTAATTCAAGGTCAAGCGTTAATATATGAACGTTCTGATGGCGTAGTGTATGCACGTTATAGAGATCCGCCTCACAATGTAGAACCTAGATGGATTATAGGCGGAGACCCAAGTAGTGTAGTTCATGCTCAAGGCGACTTAATATCTTATTCTGAATGGAAAGAGTTATGTGAACTTTCTTTAGAATATCCTACCCTCAAAAAACTTTTAGATAAGTTAATAGTGACTTACTACACTATAAAAGAAATAAAATGATCCTACAATTATTTGACATTATAATGCAACATATAGTATAATATAGTTATGAGTGATAAATTACCATTAAAAGATATACTAGCAGCCATTGACATGAACGGCAAATCCGTTTGGGATGAGCTGTCTCCAGAAGAACGTAAACAGATTAGTTTTTGGCTGCTGAATAGATATGTTAGCGCAGTTAAAGGACCTAGAGAAAAACAAGAACTTGCTGTGTTTAAAACTAATGAGTATTATAATAAAAACTTTAGTGTGCTAGGCACCAAGCATCCTAAACTGCAATGGCAGCTGATGTGTGTAGCAGGTAACACTGGTAAAATTGAGTACCATGAATGGATTGGCTTTAAACAAAAAGGTCAAAGCAATTCTAAAAGTGTTAAGCTCTTACAACAAATTTATCCTAACATGAAAACAGATGAGGTAGAATTACTTGCTAGAATATCTACAAAAAAAGAACTCCTTGCCCTTGCAGACGAATACGGGTTGGATAAAAAAGATGTCGAACTCTAAACCCTATGTATGCGAGTACTGTGGAACAGGATATACCAAAGAAAAAACTTTGGCTGTACACATGTGTGAGCAAAAACGTAGGCATCTACAGAGATCTGAAAAAAGAGTACAGCTAGGTTTTTATGCGTTTAATCAATTTTACAAACTTAGTGCTGGTTCTAAAAAAGACAAGACCTATGAAGAGTTTTGTAAAAGTTCATACTATAATGCGTTTGTAAAATTCGGTAGTTTTCTAAGTAATGTAAAACCACTGTATCCTGAAAAGTATGTTAATTACATTGTAAAGAGTGGAGTTAGACTAGACGACTGGTGTAAAGAATCTTTATATGAAGCATATGCAATTGATTTAATAATGAAAGAAGGCGTAGAGACTGCGCTAGAAAGATCAATTACCACAATGATGGAATGGGCAGACGAAAACCCTCCTGCACCTTGGAATCACTACTTTCAACATGTAGGGTTAAATCGAGCAGTATGGCACATCAAAGATGGAAAGATTAGTCCTTGGCTCATATTGAATTCCAAGACTGGTAAGGACATGCTAAGTAAATTTAACGATGAACAGTTATCACTAGTATACCATATTATGAGTCCAGAACATTGGGCTATGCGTTTTAGAAAAAGTCCAGCAGATGTTGAGCTTGTCAAAGAAATAACGAAAGAAAGTAATCTATGAAAATATTAATTTTTGGTTTGCCAGGCAGCGGTAAAAGCACCCTTGCAGAACCATTCGCACAATTAATTGGCGGTATATGGCTCAATGCCGATGCTGTTCGAACAGAATACGACGATTGGGATTTTAGTCCCGAAGGCCGTATGCGGCAAGCTATGCGAATGAAATTTTTAGCAGACGGTGTAGTCAAGGCGGGCAAGATTGCTGTAGCAGATTTTGTATGTCCTACTGAGAACGCTCGCAAAGAATTCAATGCAGACTTTACTGTATGGATGGACACTATTGAAAAGGGTAGATATGAAGATACTAATAAGATGTTTGAAAAACCTAATCATTGCAACTATCACGTTAGCAAATGGTTTACAGACACACACCTACAGCTAATGGAAGTTGTAAAAGCGTACATGAAAAATGGAAACAAATAAAAGAAGTATTGTTAAGACTGTTACATGGCGAATAACAGGATCAACTGCAACATTTTTAATAGCATACTTACTGACAGGTAATTTAGCAATTTCAGGTGTAATTGGAATGACACAGATGGTTATTAATACAATACTGTATTATATGCACGAAAGAATATGGAACTTAATTAAATGGGAAAGAAATAATGTTTGATTCAAAAAAACCTACTACACAGATGCTAGGCCGTTGGCAACCTTGGCATGCCGGTCATACAGGACTGTTTAAGAAATGTCTATTAGAAACTGGACAGGTCTGCATTATGGTCCGAGACGTCGGCGGTATTGTTGGCCAGGATGCGGGACAAAGCAGAACCACAACCAAGCAAGACGACAATCCATTTGATTTTCAAACAGTAAAAAGCAATATTATTATTGGGCTAAATGAAGCAGGCTTTACCTACGGAGAAGAATATATTATAATGTTAGTTCCTAACATTGTAGATATTAGTTATGGCCGAGGCGTTGGTTATACATTTACTCAGCACGATCTTGGAGAAGACATCCATAACATTAGTGCTACACAGATTAGAGCACAACTTAGGGCTGAAGGTAAACTCTGATGGATATTGACATAGACTTTGCTGACAGAACTTTAATTTTGGATAAATTAAAACATCGTGTTGCTAAACTTGATTCAAACAAGAAACACAACACAGGAGTCTATGTTACTGAAATTCCACACAATCCAATTGATAATCTATCTACGATAGATTACAAAGAGGCAGAAGAACGTGGATATTTTAAACTTGATTTTCTAAACGTAAGCATATATAAAAGTATTCGTGATGAAGAACATTTAGTTGCTTTAATGAAAAAGGAGCCATTATGGAATTTATTGCAGGAAGACGAATTCGTAAATCTATTATTTCATTTAGCAGGCCATGGGGAAATTCTGAGGAAGACCTGCCCTACTTCACTGGAACAATTAGCTGCCGTCCTAGCTATGATACGCCCAGCGAAACGATATCTGATTGGGAAATCGTGGACGACAATTATGTCGGAGATTTGGAAGAAGCCGGAGAATGATGAATACTACTTTAAGAAGGCCCATGCAGTAAGTTATGCAATGGCTGTTGTTGTACACATGAATTTACTGTGTGAGCAGCTTAACGCTTCGGACGCCTAACTAACTGTACGTTTTTGCGCTTTACTCGCTTTAGTGTTAGATTATTAAGATTAACACAGGGTCCTATTGTTACCCTAACATCTTTAGTATTCATAGTCATTAATGAATAACGAAACGCATCCATTTCCTGTCTGAGAAATATATTAATAGGAATCATACGATTTGATTCCCACCACCATGCTTCGCCTAATTCAATAAACTGTTGTTTTTCTTCAACAGAACGAATTGACGTGTAAACGTACATAGACGTTACATACTGGTCTTGATTAATTATAATACCAACGTATTCGTTGCCGCCGTAATTAACAACGCTTATAAATGGAAAGTTTTCTTGTATATCTTTAGTTAGCATGTTCTCGATAAATAGTGTATGCAGTTTACCCCAAGATATTTAGTCAATAATAGAATCAATATCATAGCCAATGTGGACCCCACTCGGCTAGAGAGGGCTTTCGTTACGGAGTATAGACCAGTGTATCAAAGACAAATACAAGTATACAAAGGCATAGATAATGTCTTACAATTTAAGTTGCTTAATGCTGAGCAAAAGCCCGTCACAAGTATTGAAGAACTTACTCCTAAGTTTGTAGCATTTGACGAAAACAAAAATATGATAATAGAAAGAGACTGCATTGTTCTACAAGAAACCGATAGTACAGTTATTACTAATAAGGGATTATTTACAGTCACTATAACTGAAAACGATCTACTAAATGTTAAAGATCAATTTTTAAACTACAGTATCTATCTAGTTGACAACACTGGTGCAAAATCGTTAACATATGCTAACGAACATTTTGGTAATAGCAGTATTATGAAAATAAGTTCAGATGCATTTCCAGCACCTGCAAACAGTGAAGAGTTGCTAGTTTGGCACATAGAAAATAACAATTATTGGGTTACTAACTCATCTGATGCACAACCTACAATAAATGGTAACGAAGCACTACACACAGCAGTAGTATACTCAACCGGATATGTAGGCACTGTTACGGTGCAAGCAACGCTGGATAATCAGATTGAAGTTGGAACGTATTGGGCAGATATTGCAACATTGACGTTTGACGGAACTGAGTCAGAGCCTGTACCAATAAACTTTAACGGTGTGTTTAGTTACGTCCGACTTAAAGCATCTACAAATCCTACAGGAAAAATTACCAAAGTATTAATTCGCAACTAATTGACTTCTACGACTAGATCTGCTATAATATAGTATGAGTAAAGTCGCTGAAGTTGTAACACAATTCTTGCCGCCTAAGCGTAAGCATACGCCTAGTGGTTGGACGTCATTCAACGCACCTTGTTGTCATCATAATGGACAAGGTGCTGACACTCGACAGCGTGGCGGTTTAATTGCAAATCCAGATGGCGGAGTAAGCTATCATTGTTTTAATTGCGGATTCAAAGCGTCTTGGCAACCAGGTCGCAATGTAAGCAAAGGCCTTCGACGGTTATTAGTTTGGTTAGGCGTACCCGATGATACCATTAACAAATTAGCTATTGCAGTTATGCAAGAAAATGAAGGCATAAATGTTCAACAAAAATTAGTTAACATACCGGTATTTCATGCAGTACCTTTGCCTGACGATGCTGTTAATATTGCAGATTATCTTACTGCATCTAATTCAGTAAGTAAACATTTAACAGATGTAGTTGCATATATGCAGAGCCGAAATCTATATCTTGAAGACTACAAGTTTTATTGGAGTCCTAGTATGGGTTATAGAGATCGATTGATAGTACCGTTCTATTACGAAGATGCTATTGTAGGTTGGACAGCTAGAACTATTCAACCTAACAAAAATCCAAAATATTTAAGTGAGCAACAGCCTGGCTATGTATTCAACTTAGATAGCCAAGGATACGACAAAGCATTTTGTATCCTAACAGAAGGCCCTATAGATGCTATCCACATTGACGGCATTGCACTATTGGGCAGTGAAATCAAAGATCAACAGGCACTGTTAATTAACAGATTAAATAAAGATATAATAGTTCTCCCAGACCGAGATCAGGCAGGTAGCAAATTAGTAGAACAAGCGATCGAATACGGTTGGGGAGTAAGCATGCCGGAGTGGAAGCCGGGTATTAAAGATGTGAATGATGCTGTGCTGGAATATGGAAAACTATATACTCTATACAGCATTGTGACCGCAGCAGAAACATCTCCATTAAAAATTAGACTGAGAGCAAAAAAATGGTTTTATTAAAAATTATTTGGCACTTTATAATGTTGCCTTATCGAAAATTACAAACACGTAAAAGATTAAAAGAACTACGTAAACGGGATCCGTTCATATACAAATGATTACATGGGGTATAAGTGCTAACAGTCACGATGCAGCTTTGGCTGTGTTCAATGACAACAATCTGGTGTTTGCTAGTCAAGCGGAACGATACAGCGGAATTAAAAATGATCCGCATCTCAATCACGAATTAATTAATGCAGCAAAAAAATATGGACTGCCTGATAATGTTGTTTGGTATGAGCGTCCTTTAAAGAAAACATTTAGGCAATTCTTTGCCGGACAAGGATGGAATTATGCAGAAAATAATATTAAAAAGTATCTTAGTAATTTTGGGATTAACGTTCCTATCAGCTATGTTGATCACCATCATAGTCATGCTGCCGCTGGCTATTATACTAGCGGCTTTAGGGACGCTACTGTGGTATGTGTGGACAGCATTGGAGAATGGGAAACCCTCACAGTATGGAAGGCAAAGGGCAGGGTTCTTAAGAAAGTTCTAACGCAGGGGTATCCGCATTCAGTAGGACTGTGGTATTCGGCAATGACTCAAAGAATAGGACTTAAACCCAATGAAGAAGAATATATTCTCATGGGTATGGCTGCTTACGGTGACTCAAATAGATTCTACAACGAAGTACGCAGAATGGTCGTTATTAATTTTGAGGACGAACTTTTTCCTAAAGAGGACGAGTATCCCTTTGTACACTTTACACAAAACTTTCACAAAGGCTGTAAAGAATGGCGTCCTGAACTGACTACAGAACAGGACATGTATGACATAGCAGCCGCAACGCAGAGAGTCTATGAAGAAGTGTTAGATAATATACTACGCTGGGCCGCCGCAAGAACTCCTAGCAAGAATCTAGTTCTAATGGGCGGATGTGCTCTAAATTGTGCAGCCAATCATTTAGCCTACAATTACTTTGACAATGTTTGGATCATGCCTAATCCGGGCGATGCAGGCAGCGCAGTGGGCGCAGTATTAGCTAAACAAAACAATTGGATAGCTTGGCCTGGACCTTATCTAGGTTATGAAATAGAAGGAGAATACCCTGTTAAAAAACTTATTACAGAACTTAAAGCAACCGGCATTGTTGGTGTTGCAAATGGCAAGGCCGAGTATGGCCCTCGTGCTCTTGGTAACCGCAGTTTGTTTGCTGACCCTCGTGGCGCAGACATTAAAGATAGAGTAAACGCTATCAAGCAAAGACAAAAGTTTAGACCGTTTGCACCTGTGATATTAGCAGAACATGCCCATGAATATTTTGACGGGCCTGTAGGGCCAAACGGTAACTCAGCAAGACAATCCGGGACTTAGATCTTTACTAGAAGAATGGTACAAACTCACAGGCTGTCCAATGTTATTGAACACCAGTCTCAATATCAAAGGCAAGCCAATGGTTAATAATGAAAATGACGCAAAAGAATTTGCTCTACACTACGGAGTGAGTGTATACTAATACAATGACTAGACAAAATACAGACTACAGTTACGATATACAAAAAGTATATCTAGAAATGATGATGATGGATGCTGAGAGCTTTATCCGTTGTCAAACAGTTTTTAATCCAGAATTTTTTGATAGAAGGTTGCAGTCCGCGGCTAAGTTTTTGAACGACTATGTTACAGAACACAACGCCATGCCAACCTTTGACATGATCAATGCGGCAGCGAAAACAGATCTGCACCATCCAGGTGAACTCCGTGAGGAACACTATGATTGGTTACTCGTAGAGTTCGAAACCTTTAGCAGACACAAAGCACTAGAAGCCGCAATCCTTAAAAGCGCAGACCTACTTGAAAAGGGCGAATATGGTCCTGTAGAAGATCTAGTTAAGAAGGCTGTACAGATTGGACTTCAGAAAGATCTGGGCACTGACTACTTTGCTGATCCTAGAAGTCGACTAGAGGCCATCAAAGACAAGAACGGACAAGTGAGCACAGGCTGGGCCAGTCTTGACAAGAAACTGTTTGGCGGATTCAACAGAGGTGAGTTGAATATCTTTGCAGGCGGTTCGGGTGCAGGTAAGAGTTTGTTCTTGGCTAACCTTGGTGTTAACTGGGCGCAGGCAGGACTCAATGTGCTGTACTTAACATTCGAACTTTCAGAGAACTTGGTCAGTATGCGTGTGGACAGTATGATCACAGGCGTTACTACTCGAGACATCTTTAAGAACATTGACGATGTTGAAATGAAGGTTAAGATGATTGGTAAGAAGAGCGGTGCGTTTCAAGTCAAGTACATGCCATCAGGCAAGACACCCAACGACATACGTTCATATGTTAAAGAGTATGAGATCAAGACCAATCGCAGAATTGACGTACTACTAATTGACTATTTGGACTTGCTGATGCCCAATGGTGTTAAGGTAAGTGCAGAGAACTTGTTTATCAAGGACAAGTATGTGTCAGAAGAACTGCGCAACTTGGCTATGGAACTGCGCACAGTATTTGTAACAGCATCGCAGTTGAATCGTAGTGCCGTTGAAGAAATTGAATTTGATCACAGCATGATCAGCGGTGGCTTATCTAAGATTCAAACAGCAGACAATGTGATTGGTATCTTTACAAGTCGTGCTATGCGTGAACGTGGACGTTATCAGATTCAGCTTATGAAGACACGTTCATCAAGTGGTGTAGGATCTAAGGTTGATCTAGAGTTTGATGTAGACACACTGCGTATTATAGACTGCGAACAGGATGAGTCTGGATCGCAATCATCAAGCAATGGCTCAGCTAGTTCTATTGTGGCTGCACTACAGCGTAAGAGCGCAGGTGTTATTGCTGAAGCACCCGATGAAGGTGTAGCGGCACCAAAAATCAAAGCTGATGTAGACTCAACTAAACTGCGACAGTTCTTAAATAACCTAGGCTCGGAATGAGCCTATCCAAGTAAGATTGGTTTTATCTTTAGCTAGAGAAAAACCAGTTTCATTCCAGCGTTCCTTCCCTAAGCAGAGCTGTCCACCATTTTTGAGGTTGTATAGTTAGATGTGCGTTACGCCCATCATTAAGAATTCGGCCAGCAAGTCGCATACTGATGTTAAAATAGACTCTACGCTGTGCTAAACTTTGGATATGATCCAGCACAGCAATCACACACTCTGGCTCTATGTGTTCCATTACATCTATGCAAGCCACCATCTCAGCAGGGTTAGGCATAGCAGCACGTTCGGGTATTCCCGGTTCATATTCTCTTAGATCTATTTCAGGTGCGTTCTTAGCAAACCAATGTCCTAGTCTACCATGACCACTACCATAGTCCAGTAGTGTACCCAGACCTTCTTGCGCCATGATCTTGTGTACGTGAGGTGCTTGGCCCCACCCAGTGACTCCCCACTCGGAGTCAGCGTGTTCCTGTTCTAGTACCTTGCGATATTGTTCAGATAATAATTTGTTCATAAATAGTGTATGCCAAGATTAGCTTCATTAACCAGCCAACTGTTGTTGGGCACTATTACTTATACCAGCCCTGAAACTGCGCCTGAATATTTAGGTATCAGTTTGGCACCCACTACTACCAACGAGGGTACCACTATCACAGCCACAGTGACCACACTGCGAGTAACTGATGGTGTTACAGTGGGCTATACCGTGACAGGCGTCAGCAGTGGTGATCTAAGCTCAGGATCATTAACTGGTACTATAACTATAAACTCAAACACTGGCTCTGCAACATTTGGTATAGCCAACGACGGGCTTACAGAAGGTACAGACGTCTTTACAATAACTCTTGCAGCCACAGACAGTGCAGGTACCAGCACACTCAGTGCCAGTGCTAGTGCCCTTGTCAACGATACCAGCAACGATCCTACCACAACGCTTTGGTTAGATGACAATGACACAGCCACCACCGTGCGCTCAATTATTGGTG